AATGTTTGAATTAGAACTTTTAAAAGAAAACAAACTACCCAAAAAACATAACCAATTTGAATAATGCACAGACTAGTAAAGGAGAATATAAACACCCCAGAGAATTATAAAAACATAGCAGACGGAGTAATGGAAAATCACGGAAAGGATGACTTGTCAGACGAGAACAGATTTGACATTATGTTAAGATATTACAAAGGAGGAAAGTTACTAGATATTGGTCCATTAAATTCTGGATTCGCAGAGAAAGCAAGATTTCATTATCCAGACGCAGACATTACGGTTCTTGATTTTTGTCAAGGAGTACTAGATATGTATATAGACCGACCATATATCAAAACAGTTTTATCAGATTGTCAACACACACCATTTGAAGATAATACATTTGATTACGTTTCAGCAGGAGAAGTGATTGAACACTTAGATGAACCAGATAACCTTATAAAAGAAGCGATGAGAATACTGAAGCCAGGAGGAACGTTTACTCTCTCTACTCCATTAGAGGAAGGAGAGGGAGACAACCTAGGCGGAGGATACCATGTTTGGAGCTTTACAGTAGAAGATATTATGGAATTAATGAAACCTTATGGATGGGCTCAAACAGCAACATTACATGACAGGGATAGGATTATAGGATTTTTAAAAAAAAGATAAAGGTTGTTGAGGATGCGTACCTCGTAAAAACACTTTGAGTTAACATAATCTCACAAAATTATGGACAATGAAAATTTGGAGGAAACCCAAGGAAACCCAGTAGAGGAAGATACTACTGAAACTTCCGAGGAAGATACCGAGGAAGAAACTTCCGTCGAGGAACAGGAAACCTCTGAAAAACCTGAAATTGCTCCTTCGGAAAAGAAAGGGGAAGTTCGCCAAGATGTTTATGAGAGAATGAAAAAGGCAGAAAGGAAAGCTAAAGAGTTAGAAGTAAAGTTAAAGGCAAAACCTTCAACTAAAAGTTCTTCTGACCCATTAAAGTTAGCTAAGACTGTATCTGCTTTAAAAGATTATTCTCCAGAGGAACTTGACGACATTGCTTTGATTTCCAAAGCGAAAGATATTTCCCTAGAAGAAGCTGCCGATGCCGAAGAAGCTAAGACCTTAATAGCAGCAAGAAGACTAAAGGTCGCTAAAGATAAAAAAACTCCAGAACCTTCTTCTGCTTTTGCGACACCCAAAGGAATCAAAGATATTAAAGAAATGTCTGACGAGGAATTTGAGGCATTCGACAAGCGAGAAACAAAGAAACAGAGAGGGAAAATGGAGTAGATTAAATGGCTGGACAAAATTTTCTAGTTTTTACGCCTAAGAGACCATAAATTGGGCGTATAAAATCTTCTCTAATATACGGCGAACATCCAGAACGGACAACGCCTTGGAAGGCGAAAGCCACCAACAGAGACTAAACGAGAAGACTCTATTATGGGAAGAGATGTAATAGTCCGAGCTTATAGGGAACTATAAGAAGTGAACAGTAAAAGTTCACGGTAACAAAACAAATTGGAGAGATGGTCTCCGAGGATAGATGAATACTTTAAGAAAAGATTATTTGCTGCACCTCACTTCTTAGACTTCAGTAATGAAGTTGCTCAAGGAGGAGATACTGTGCACATTCCAAAAATTGCTGATTCCTTTTCAGGAACTGCCATTACTCAAACTACTGGTGCCGTAACCAAGACAGCGTTACAGGATACCTCTACAACCCTGTTAATTGATAAATGGTATGCTAGTAGAACGAGAATCACAGATTTCCAATTAGCCCAAGTTGCTGCTAGTTATAAGCTGAAAGATGCTTATGCAAGAGCAATGGCTCAGGACTTAGGAGAAATCTTTGACAGACAGTTACTTGCTGAGGGTGGAAGTTTAAGCCCTAATGTAAACGATACCACAAGTTCTTTGTGTGCTACCGATTTACAGGAAGCAATAAGATTAACTGAATCTTATTACTGCCCTAAGGAAGACTTAGTTTGGTTCCTAACACCAAAGGCATACTGGAATGAGATAATGTTGAACGACAAGTATTCTGACAAATCAAAGTTTGGAGCATCTATCTTAAAGGATGGAATCCAAGACTTGCTTTATGGAATTCCTGTAAAAATTACTGACCAATTACCACTATACACAGCTACTTCTACTAAGAGAATAGGTCTCTTAGCTGCAAGCAATGCCCTATGTTATGCATTCGGCAACTTACCAGGAGGTACTGCAAGTGGGGTTAGAATCACAGAAGTTCCTAATGCTGGTGGTGAAATGAGGACTGAAATCACCGCTGACATTGCTTACGGAGTGAAATTGATGAACGAATACCACGGAGTAAAGATTTACTCTACTGGCTCATAACTATTTTAACCTTGTAATAGTCTGGGTGTTGGCTTGGTGGCATTCTACTAAAGCCAACCCTAGAATGTCGCTCAGACTTAAATAACATGAAAATATTATTTTTACGAGAAGAAACAAAAATATCAGAGGACATAGAGAAAGCTCTTCGAAAATTAGGACACAAAGTTGATGGCACAAGAAAGTTTGATGAAAAAGAAATCATAGAAAAAGCGAAAGATGTAGATATGCTATTCTTTACAAGAGGAATGGTAGACACATCATCTCCTTCTAATTTTCAATTTACGTTAAGTAGATTACAAAAGCTCTTGTCTAATCCTAAACTCAAATGCAAGAAAGTCTTTTGGCTTCCAGACAATATTATCTGGTTAGTTGAAGGATGGGTAGAAATGGCTGCTACTTGGTCAGATTTAGGGTTCTTAAACGATGATACATGGAGAAGAAGGCACGGCTATGACAATCTATTCCCATTACACTTAGGAGCATCAAGTACCAAGAAAGGAAAGTATAAAAATGAATATAAAAGTGATGTTGCAATGATAGGAAGAATCTACGGACCAAGAGTAAGTTTGGTGGAAGGATTGAAAAAGATGTATGGAGATAGATTTAAGGTCTATTCACCAAAGGATATTTCAGATGAAAAGTTTGCTGATATATGTGCTTCTTCTAAAGTTGTTGTAACTCCAAGATTTCCATCAGATGAGTTCTACTGGACTGGAGATATTTACAATGTATTAGGAGCAGAAGGACTAATGATTCATCCACGGTTATACGGGATGGACTTAGAAGACGGAAAACACTATATCGGATACAGTTCTTGGGAAGAGTTTATTGACATCATAAATCACTTTGTTAATCCAGAAAACGAGAAAGAAAGAGAGAGTATTGCTAAAGCAGGAAGAAAAGAAGTAATTAAGAATTGTACATTAGAAAGTCGCTTAAAAGAACTAATATCAAGACTATGATAAAAAAGATACAAATATCATCAGGGATGTGGAAGTTTGCCGATAAGGTAATGAAAACTTGGGGGTTAAAGCAGTGGGAAGGAATTAAAGACCCTGAGGAAGTTTTATTCTTTGGGATGTATTCTGATAACGATTACGAGGTATTCCGACACTTTAACGGAAAGAAAGCAGTATTCTGGGCAGGTTCAGATATTAGTCAGATGCTTGCAAAATCAGATAGAATAAGAGTAATGAAATTATTCCCAGATGTTCAACATTACACCGACACAGAACGAGAAAAAGAAGAACTAGAGAGTATAGGATTAAACGCAATAGCAATTCCTTCGTTCTTAGAAGATGTAAACGACTTTCCACTTTGTTATAAGCCTTCTAAAACGCCACACATTTACTTATCAGGACATCCAAATAGAGAGGAAGAATATGGATTTGACTTGTGTAAGAAGATAGCAAAAGACCTTCCAGAATTCACTTTCCACTTTTACGGAGTTGAAGGAGAGAGCTATGACAATATTATTTATCACGGATGGGTAGAAAATGAGCAATTTAATAAAGAGATAAGAAATTATCAATGTGGGCTAAGACCAAATATACACGATGGATTTTCGGAGATAATTATTAAATCTATTTTATTAGGGCAGTATGCGATTAGTTATATTCCTTACGGTAGTGGCGTTTGGGACTTTAAGACAGAGAGTGAGTTGAAAATACTATTAAGAGAATTACAAAGTCCTCCTGCATCGGAGAGACCGAATAGAGAAAGTAGGGAAGCGTGGGTTTCAAAATTAAATCGTTTCCCCTGGATGAAAAATGGAAGGTAAGGAATACTGGAGAAAACATAATGATTATGGCTTACTAGAAAGTCATCCACATAGACAGACGCTATTAGAAGAATTGAAGAAGTTAGAGTTTGACAGTTTACTAGAAATAGGTTGTAATTATGCACCTAACTTATCACTCATTAAAAAAGAATATCCAGAAGTTAAACTGGCTGGAATAGATATAAACAGAGATTCTATATTAAGAGCAATACTAAGGGTGAAGGACGCAGAGCTAATAGTGGGAGATGTTAACAACCTACCGTTTAAAGATAAGAGTTTTGATGTAATATTATCTGATGGAGTTCTAATCTATGTTTCCCCAGAAGAGATAGATAAAGTTAAATCAGAAATGTTAAGAGTAGCAAGGAAAGCATTAGTGTTAGTAGAGTTTCACTCAGAAGGATTAAACGAGAAGGGCGAAGCGTCGTTTGACCATTGGGGGAGAAACTACAAGGAATTGTTTAAAGAATACGAAGTTGAACTTACCAAGATTACGAATTGGACAGAAAGAAATTGGCAAACAACTGGGTATTTTGTAACAATAAATTTACAAAAACATGAAAAAGAGATATAAGCTTGGAATCGCGGGATGTGGAATGGTTGGCGGAGCCTTGAAAAACTATCTTGAAAAACAAGACTGCGAACTATTCTTATACGATGAGTTTAAGGGAATAGGTTTCCCTGAGACACTAAATTACGCAGATTATATTTATATCTGCGTGCCAACAAAAACAATTAGCGGGGTATGTAATCTTTCGATAGTAAGAAAGGTATTAGGATATATAAGAGGAAACAAGGTTATTATAATTAAATCAACCGTGCTTCCTGGCACAACAAACGAATTACAAAAAGAATACCCACAACATAAAATACTATTTAATCCAGAATTCTTAACAGAGCTATCAGCAGATGTAGATATGGAACGACCAGATAAACAGATAATCGGATACACAAAGAAAAGCAAAGACGAAGCAGAGAACGTATTAGACCAATTACCTTATGCTCCCCTACAAAAGATAGTTCCAGCTCACGTAGCTGAGTTTATCAAATACGCTTCTAATACTTATTTCTCAGTAAAGGTCTGCAAGAATAACGAATTATATGATGTCTTTAAGAAGTTTGGCGGCACAGACGAGGAGTTTGAAGCAATAACAAGATGTTTAATATCAGACCCAAGAATAGGAAATAGCCACTTTGACATATGGTATGGTGGATATAGGGGATATGGAGACCCTACTGTTTCAAAGTGCTTACCTAAAGACACAGAAGCGTTTATAAACTTTGCTAAGAAGTTGGGAGTAGAAGTTCCAATTAGCGAGGCAGCACATATTTATAACAAGAAATTATGGAAAACAAGGAAACAATAACTCATCTTTTTTGCACCGTAATGACTGGACGAGGGAAGAACCGAGGGTTTATATCAGAAGAGTGGTATCAAACAAGAATTCCTATCTTCCTGAAATATACAATTGAAAATCTAAGACAGCAAACTAATACTAACTTTATTCATTGGATATGTTTTAGAAAGGAAGAGAAAGAACACCCGCTTACCAAAGAGTTCTTAAAGAAACTTGACGAGATGAAATATCCATACATTGCCACATTTGATGGGCAAACATATTTTGACGACAGAAATAACGATGGAGCAAATAACACATTACAAGAAAGATTAAAGAAGTCGTTAAGCACTCTCAAGCCGAGACTGCCAGTTACAGATTATATATATGTTACATGGATAGATTCAGACGAGATGCTAAAGAAAACCGAAGTAGAAGACATACAGAACGAAACACCAGGAGAACATAAGGCTATTTATTATAGAAAAGGATATGCTTTTAATATGGAAACAGGACAATTAGCAGACTGGTCAATAACATCAGCATGGTCAACATGGACATTAATGTTTCCTTACGAAAAGTTCTTTGATGCCGAAAAGCACACTGAATATCTAAATGGCTGGACAACACATGAAGAAATACCATTTCTATACTTTGCTAGATTAAGACCAGATAACTGCTTTATGACTGGCATCAACGGATTCAATCGTTCATCTATATGGAAGAACATACACAAAGGCAGAGAATATTATTATAATGTAGAGAAGCAAGAAATAATTAAAAACTTTATAAATTTATGATTGGCAAAAAAAAAGCCGTTATGATAGCGGTACTCAATCAAGGAGCAATAAGACCAGAATTATCAACAGTCCTAACAGAGCTTCCATTACAGGATAAATACGAATTACATATATATTATCCAGCACGAAAACCTATTGCACAAAACAGGAACATGATAGTTCAGAACTTTCTATCAAGACCACAATACGATTATTTAATAATGATAGACTCTGACAATGTTCCACCTCTTAACCTACTTAACTTAGTAGATTACCAAAAAGATATAGTTGGAGTTTTCTACTGCGGTTTCCAGCAAGGCATGATAGTTCCATTTGTAATGAAGATGGACCCAGACGGATTATATAAAGTTATGGACCTCACAAAGAAGAAAGGATTGATTGAGTGTGATGCAATAGGAACAGGAGTAATAGTTATTAAAAGAGAAGTACTAGAAAAAGTAAGGCACCCATTTAGAAACGAATATGACGCTGACGGAATTAAGTTAATGGGATTAGACTTTAACTTCTGCAAGAGAGCAAAAGAGCAAGGATTTAAAGTATATGCCCATCTAGATTACGTTACATCTCACTGGGTAACAATGGATTTGAAAGACTACTATGGAGTTGTATGGGAAGTTGACCAGCTTCAAAAAGAAGTAAAAGAAAAAGATAAAGAAATAAACAAACTTAAACAAGGCATGGAAAATGAAATTTAGAGATGATAGTAGCGAGGAGCTTGGATTAGTAGAAGACATAGATGATATTTGTTATACTGATTCAACGTCTTATCCTTACAAGCAAAAGGCTAGAAATATAAATAATTGGTATAGAAGAGTTGTAAGCTGGATTAGAGAGTGTCCTAGCGATTGGGAATATGACGACTCTAACTTAACTTATCCGCCATCAAATACGCATACTTTAGTTGCCGACACACAAGAATACACATTAGATACAGATGCCCAGAAAGTAGAGAGAGTAGAAGTTTTAGATGATGAAGGTAATTACCAAAGAGTAACTCCAATAGACAAAGACGAGATAGAGGGAGCTTTATCAGAATATAAAGAGACCGCTGGTTTACCAACTGAATATGACTTAGTTGGCAGAACAGTTGTTCTATACCCAAAACCAGGAACAGGATACATAACCACATCTGCTGGTTTAAAGGTTTATGTGGCAAGAGACATAGATGAATTCACATCTACTGACACAACTCAGGAGCCAGGGTTTGCTTCTAATTTCCATCGCATACTTTCATTAGGTGCGAGTTTTGATTTTATAGACGACCCCACAAAAAAGAACTTTCTTAAAGCACAGATAAACGAAATGAAAGAAGAGCTACAGAAGTTCTATTCTACAAGGCATAGAGAATACCCGAACGTAATTTCCCCACATAGACATAACTATAACTAAAATGACTTTAAAAGAATTTAGAAAAATAGAAAAGCTCCTAGAGAAAGCTGAGAATGAAGCACTAAACGAGGGAGTAGATATAACTTCTAAGAAGTTCCAATTACTTTTAAATGAAATCAAAACAAAACTTTTAGCCGATAAAGGAATAAGCTTGAGAGAATACGAAGAAATGGAAGAAAAAATAGAAGAGAAACCAAAACCATATATTCCAGAAGGAATATCTATGATTAAGGGAGATAAAGGAGACATGCCAACCAAAGAGGAGGTTGAAAAAACAGTAAAGAAGGTTGTCAACAATATAAAGGATGAATTAAAAGCAAAAGATGGAAAAGATGGATATACACCAGTTAAAAATAAAGATTATTTTGACGGTAAAGATGGGAGGACTCCAATAGCAGGGGTTGATTTCCCAATGCCGAAAGATGGAGAACGAGGTAAAGATGGAAAATCTATAGATAAAAAAGAAGTTGAAAAGATGGTTAAAAAAGAAACAAAGAAACAATTAAACGATGCTTTGAAACCATCCTTATTTGGAAAGCCTAAAATATTAAGCAAGAAAGATATTCAGAAGCAAATCAAGGATTATATGAATAAAAACCTTAATATCAGAATTCCTTTTGGTGGCGGTGGTAGAACATTTCAATTTGCTGATGCTGAAATCCCTACTGGAACAGTGGACGGTTCAAACAAGACCTTCACAATAGCAAATACACCAGACCCCGTTACATCATTAGCGGTATACGTGAATACTACAAGGAAAACCCTGACTGAGGATTATACTCTTTCGGGAGCAACAATAACAATGACATCAGCTCCAAGGTCAGGAGCAGTAATAAGATGTGATTACAGATATTAATATGAGAAAACTAATAATACCAGTTTTAATGCTCGGACTATTGTTTAACCTTGGCAGTGTTTATGCTCAAAGTTACGCATATCCAGAGGACGGAGGTACTGGAACAACTACATTACCTGCTGCTGGTCAGGTTTTAATTGGATTTGATGGGGATATATATGGTCCTGCTTGGCTTACAGCAGGTGCGAATATAATTATCTCTACTTCTTCTGGTGGGATTACTATTGAATCTAGTGGCGGAGCTGCTGGTTCAAGTCAATGGTCAACTTCTACTGGAATGATTTATTACAATAGCGGAGATGTGGTTATTGGAAGTAATGCAACAATAACAGCACCATTTTGGTTTGATTATACAAATGACATTTTACACTTAAGCGAACTAAACATGGAAGGAGACTTACTTCCAGCTACTACTGCGATTTATGATTTAGGAAACTCAAGTTATGTTTGGAAAGACGTCTATGGAACTACTTTTTATGGAGATGGTTCTAATCTAACTGATGTAGGTGCTGCGGCGGCTTCAGCTCTTACTGCTTCTTGTAAAGTAAATGAGGGAGCTGGAATATCTAAAGGGCAATGTGTCTATATTTCAGGAGCAACGGGCAATATGGCACAAGTTTCCTTATGCAACAATACAGTTAATGGAAAGCACTCTTTCTTTGGACTGGCGGCTGAAACACAAGCAGATGGACAAAACATTCTTATTAGAAAAGCAGGAGAACTTACTAATGTAGATACAGATGGAACTGGAGTTCCTGGAACTTCAGAAAATTGGAATGATGGAGATTGTTTATTTATGTCCACTAATGGAAATCTTACTAATATTAAACCTACCTCGGGAACAGTTCATAAAGTAGGGCAAGTTACTCAAGCAAATGGCAGCACTGGAAGAATTGAAGTTGTATCACACGAAGGAGCTTATATTACAGTTCCGCTTAGTGAAATACCTTTTATTAGAATGGGTGGAGATACCGCCACAAGCACAGCAGATTTTAGAAATTATAGCAATGCTACCTATTTAACAATAGATGCTTTAGGAAACCTTGCTGCTACTGGAACTATAACAGCAGGAGGAGATATTACAGGAGCTAATCTTAATATCTCTAATTGGGACAATGCCTATACAGGTTGGAATGCAAGCAATTCTAACTGGGACTTAGGCTATTCAGGGTATGTAATAGTAAATGCAAGCTCATCTGGTTGGGATGTCGCAGAGGGTTTAGTTACCGCTAATCACTCTAACTGGACGAGTGCTTATGACATAGTAAACGCATCAAGCTCAAGTTGGGATGTTACGCAGGGAATTGTGTCAGCGTCCAGCTCAAATTGGGATGAAGCCTATGGCTGGGGTGATTGGAGTGAAGAAGGATTTTTAACTGCCGAGACAGACCCAGTCTGGATAGCTGCTTCAAGTAGCTTTGTCCTATGGGCTTCGGCATCAACAACGAACTGGGATAATACTCAAGGGATAGTAAGTGCATCAAGTAGCAACTGGGATATTGCTCATGGTTGGGGAAACCATGGAGATGTAGGATATTTAGAAACAGAATTAGACCCGATATGGATTGCCGCATCAAGCAGTTTTATATTATGGGAGGCAGCATCTACGACTAACTGGGACGCAGCTTACGGATGGGGCGACCATTCTGGAGAAGGGTATTTAACAGTAGAAACTGACCCTGTGTGGATTGCAGCTTCCTCAAGTTATGTTTTGTGGGCAGCAGCATCAACTTCAGCGTGGGATGTTGCGGAAGGAATAGTAACAGCAAACAATGCAAACTGGACAGCAGCCTATAATATAGTTAATGCAAGTTCTTCTAATTGGGACGTAGCACAAGGATTAGTAGCTGCTAATAACACCAACTGGACTTCTGCTTATGATATTGTGAATGCTTCTTCAAGTAACTGGGATGCTGCGTTTGGATGGGGTGATTGGTCAGGAGAGGGGTTTTTAACCACAATAACTCCCGAAGATTTAACCGTTGCTAATGCTACTACCGATGAATATGTTTTATCTTATGAGACAACAGGAAATACTTTTGAGTGGGTTGCGGCTGGAACAGGGGATATTACAGATGTATATAATTGTAATACTGGTGATTGTAGTGCAATAGTAATGGGAGCAGGAGATTCTTTGGTTTGTGATGGTGGTTCTATAGAATTACCACAAGATGATACCACAGACGCAGTAGGAGAAATGCAATTAGATACTACAGATACAACTTTTATAATCCACGACGGAACAGCTAATAGAGTTTTCGGAGACGATATTTACCAAATGAACTTTACTATCTACGCAGACGCTTCTTGGGACGCAGAAGCTGTGCCTATTTGGCAAGCACCAAAGGATATGGCAGTAACAATAGTCCAGATAGACGCTGCTGTTATGCCGAACACAGGAGACACATTAGCATTTAACGTTGAAGAAAGAGCTTGGGCAAGTTTAAACTCTGCTGGGACTGATATTATGGCAGAGCTGACTGCTGACGCCTCAGGAGAGTCAACTACTACCTTTTCTAATGCTGGAATAGCAGCAAGGGCTCACCTTGTATTTACTACAGGAGCTTCGGCAGCAAGTGGAACTGACGCAATAACAGGGACAATTTATTATCGTAAAAATGTTGAATAAATTATCAAATTTTAATAAAGGGTTTTTATCAAGCATTGGTGCTGTATTGTGTTTCTCAGTTATTACAACCTTTGGAGTAATAGTTTTTAGGAGTGGGATTAGTCCCTTGTCTATTTTGACCTTCAGGGCATTAATAACGGGACTCCTATTGTTTTTAACAGTTCTCTTGAGTAGAAAGTTGTCTTTTAAGATTGAAAGGCAAGATAGATTAAAAGTGCTCATCAGTAGTATATTGTTATCTGTTCATCTTGTTCTATTTTGGCAAGGAGTTAAAATTCTTATACATATTCCAACTATCTATGCTGCGTATTTTACATACCCATTTTGGATACTTATTTTTTCTTGTATCTTCTTAAGTAAAAGATTCACTAAAATTAAATGGTTAAGTTTATTACTGGGAACCGTAGGAACATTTTTTGCTCTTGGTTTTTTACCGTCATTATCGTTAGCAGGAATCAATATATATGGAATTGGATTGGTGCTGTCATGTGCGGCAATCTGGGGTGCGACAATTTTAATTAATAGGCGATTATTTAAGAAGTATAGTGTATTTGTTATTCTGTTTTACAATTTTGTTGTCTCGTTTTTTATCTTCAGTTTATTTCAGAGTCCTAAAATAATGTTAGAACAAATAAGTGTAGTTAGTTATAATACTCTATTTTATCTCTTAATGATTGCTATTATTTCAACCTATCTTGCCTTTGTATTTCTTTCAAATGCCATTAAAAGATTTGGTAGTGCTAATTGGGGAATTACAAATCTTTCATCTCCTATCTTTAATGCGATAGTTGCATTTATGTTTTTAGGACAATTAGTAAAAGGTTGGTATCAGGCATTCGGCATTTTATTAACAATGATGGGAGTATATTTACTTTATAAAAACAAAAAAGTATGAGGATTTTAAATCTGATGATTTTAATAATAAATAAATTATTGAAGTTTTTTCACTTTTATCCTTTAAGCAAAGGAAGTATTCGTTATATTGACTTAGGAAAGGTTGGTGGGGCAGAGATTTCGGCTGAACACGAATTAACAATGCATCTTAATCTTAAAACCCCAATAATAACTACTTTTTGTGCCAAAAAGCCAACATTAACAATGACTGGAAATTATAAAATAAATAAGTATCTCTATCCTGATAAAATTCCAGAAAATGTTGATATTGCGAGAATATATTACCAGAGAGAAGGAGCAGGTTCTTTATATGTAGATGAAAATATACCTTTTATGCATTTACATATTAAAGAAAAGGACTTGCCAAAGAATATTCAGAAGATATGTTTTGCTTCTATAGCAAGAGTTTTAAGAGAATATAATATTTTTGCCACAATAAATCCACGGAAACAAGGAAGCAATGACTTGGTTATTAAAGAGAATGGTCTTTACAAAAAAGTTGCAGGAGATTGGAGATATAGTTACAAGAAAGGATGGGTAACTTATGGAATTACTCTTTTCTTCAAACCTAATTTTGGGATTATGAGGCAAGTTTTTAAAATGGATACTGCGAAGATGAGAGAAAAGGAAGTTACGAGAATTGAAGATGCAGTAATAGGAGTTGGAGAGAATTTGAATCAAGATGAAATAATTAAAAAAATAATTGGTTTAATAGTAGATAGACTTGGGTATAACTTAGTTGTGTCTGAATTTACCTCTGAAGAAAGACAAGTAATGAATAGTATCGTCCCACTTTTATCTTCTGAAAATTGGATTAAAAATGCTAAACGATGAACGAAATAATATCTAAAAGAACAGAAAGAAATAAAACCTATGACTTAGGAGGAAAGAAATATAGGTTGGTTTGTCATTGTAAGCCGATTCATTACATAGACAGTAAGAGGGATTGGAAAGATATAGAGTTAGATTTTCAAGATGACAGAAAGGGTAATTGGATAGCTGACAAAAACAAGGTTAGTGTTGGATTTAGAAAAGACAAGAAGTTCTATAAGTACTTTGGATTAAGATATGATGAGGCACATCAATTTGAAGGAACCCTTAAAGAGATTACATTGGATGGAATAAAGAAAGTTCAAGGAGATACTGTTAGTTCTTTACAAAGAAAATCAAAAACGGAGATTGTCCATCAACTAAATTCTGGAATTGAGATTGTAAACCAGATAAACGAAGTTAGTTTAAAAACCTTTGTTAAGCCCAACAATCCAATTGAGCATTTTAAAATAGTAGAAGAATTACATTTAAAAGGATTGACTTGTAGTAATAAAAAAGAGGGCAGTAAGTATGTTCCAGATGAACATAACAGATTTAATTTTATAGACGAGAACAAAGAATTAAAGTTTTGGATTAACCAACCATTTTTAAAAGATAATACAGGAGAACATTTCCAAAATATAGAACACACATTACAGGATGTTGGTGGACATTTACTCTATACTAAAGTTCCAACAATAGAAGGACAAGATGATTTGTTGTTGGCTCAATATCCAATTTTAATTGATACAAATACTTATTATAGTTCTACTGCTGATGGGTATGTTAATAATAATGGTGCTGATTTTACAACGGTTCGTGAAGCTGGAACTGGAGTAAATGTGTATCCTAATGATGATTATACCAATTATGACCTTGGAAGATGTTCTTATTATTCCAAAGGTGGTCATAATATCAGTCGTTCTTTTTTCTATTTTGATACTTCTGATTTGCCCGATGAAGCTACTGTAACTGTTGCGACATTAAAAGTTTATGGAAAAAGTAATGATAACTACGATGTTTGTGCTCAAAAAGGAATACAAGCAGCTACATTGACTACTGCTGATTATGATTCATTCGTTGGAACAACTGGAGATAATGACCCCGATGGCAGAGAATATGGGCATATTACTTGGGTTATTGACCAATATAATTCAATTTCTTTTAATCAAACAGGTAAAGATGATGTAAATAAAACAGGAACTACAAAAGTTTGTGTTAGAGAATATACCCACGATTATTTAAATTCTGCTCCAACGGAAGATTTATATAACGGTGGTTATTATGCAGAACAGTCAGGTACAGATAAAGACCCAAAACTTGAAATAGATTATACAGAGAATGGAGACGACTATCGTAGAAGAATAATAATAAATGGATTTATGAAAATTAAAACAGCAATAATCATAGGAGGATTGATTACAAGTTTCGCAATAGGAGCTTTAATTGACTCCATAAGACCTTGTGAATACTATGTCTGGCACGAAGGTAAAAAACAATGTGTGTCAGAACAACTAAAAGAATACATAGAAAACGTTGAAGTCGGCAACGTTGACCGCTTAAAATCTAAAAGAGGAGTTAAAATAAACCAATGAAAAAAGAAACAACAATACTTTTATTTATAATAATGCTTGTGTTTGTCTTGGTGTCGATGAGTTGGAACATCTCATTAAAGGCAGGCATCAAAGAAAAAGAACAACAAGAAGCACTAGAAATAGAATACCAAGCAAAAATAAGTGAAGGAAGAGAACTTAGATTACAAGAAATATTGGGAAGCATAAAAAATACAGGAATGTATACGATAAATATTCTTGATGATGATGGAGAGATTTCAGACAAAGTAATTTTAATACAATATAAAATACCAATAGAAGAACTAATAGAAGAATAATATGGCAAAACCAATAATAGAAATTAACGATTTTAAAGGAGGAATGACCCTCAGTAGTAAGATGGGGCGTTCTGACCAGTTCAAAATCGGGGAAGGATTAGACTTTAGTTCAAGACCAGGGAAACTAGCTCCAGGAACTGCTTGGAGTGCAATGACATTAACGGGAACAAGTACTATTCCTACTGGATTTAATGCTATGGTTGATGCCAGAAAAGGTGGTTATATGTGGTTTGCAGGAAAAGACACTAAGATTTATTATAAGAACGCTATCAGCACAATCCTTTTGTCTACTGACTCAGACCAAACAGGAGAGATACGAGATATGGAAGAGTTTGATGAAAGATTAGTATTTATACAGGACACTACGCTAGGAATTAAGGATTTAACTGCTGGACTTACTGCTGGTTATACTTTTAATTTTAAAACTGGATTTCAAAATAAAACATATCACCCTATTCATTTAGCGGCAGATAACAATATTTACATAGGAAATGGACAATACGTAGGAAAAGCTACCACGCTTGATACAAGTACTGATGTCTCTGTTAACGCTTTAGACTTAGTGGATAATTGGAATGTAAGGGCTCTATCAGACTTCGGTTATCGTTATTTGGCAGTAGGAGCTAACTATGGAAGCGAAACAAAGCCTTCTAAGGCAAAGATATTTTTATGGGATAGAGAAGCTAGTTCTTGGAACGATGAGATAGCCATACCAGAATCAGAAATTAAAGCGACAATATATACAGCAGGATTTTTGTGGGTATGGGCAGGAAAGAGTTGCAACCTATATGTAGTTCCTGAAAGTTCAAGAACAGCTACGAAGATGTTCTCCTTTGGAAGGGAAGACCCACAGCTATCTCACGAAGTTTATCCTAAGGCAGTAGTTGCCAGAAAGGGAACTATTTACTTCGCATTATCTAGAGTTAAAGAAGCGTCTTCTGCTAGGAACCCAGCAGCTATTTATAGCTTTCCAGCTGACCCAAACAAGTTTACATTAAATTTAATTAAGCAAGAAACTGGATATGATGATTACTTTTATAGTTTAGCTGCAAAACCAGAATCATACGGAGAATTGTATGCCAGTTATTATGACGGGACAAAATACTATTTAGAAAGAGAAAATATATCTACCAACGAGGCATATTATAAAGACACAGGAACATACGAGAGCTTTACTTATAGTGCTCCAGCAGGACAACAAATAGTAGCAGAGAAGTTTGGAATTGAATTTGACCCATTCATATCTACTCACACAGGAGACATAGCCCTTTACTACAAAAAAGACAATGATGCTAATTGGACTGAACTGATTGATGTTGATGCAAATATTTCCAAGGTATACGAAGCAACGGTAAGAAAATACTTGCGATGTAGTTCTTTAAAGCTAAAAGTAACCATAAGAGGAGCTTCAAGTTCTACTTATGCGTCAGAAAGACCATTTATTAGTAGAATTTATGTACTTGGAGGACTAACATCTAAACCATAATGACAGAAGAAAAAGAAAAAACTGAAGAACAGGAAGAACCATTGAAAGTCCTAGAACCAGAAGAGGTAATAATAAAGTATCCTGAACATACAAAGTCTTCTAATATAGATGATGATTTAGGTAATCAATTAACCAAAAGCGAAAAAGACGAACTATTAGGTGCCTCTTATGGTATTTATGATGCAGGAGATATCAGAGTGGTCTTAGAGAGTAGCATGAACATATCTACGGCTACTTCCTACGAGAAGGTAAAAGAGATTAGAATAGATAAGCCAGGAGAGTTAAGAATTAGATTTGACATAAAACCAGAACATTATGGAAGTCCACAAGAAACAGCATATGGAAGGATATATAAAAATGGAGCAGCAGTAGGAGCAGTTCAATCAAGTACTGACTACACTCAATGGATTACAAAAACAGAAGATATTAGTGGTTGGGAAGCAGGAGATTATCTTCAGTTATATGTTAAGACCTCTGACGCTAACAGTGATACTTATGTTCGCAACCTAGAGATACTATGCGACTCTTACGCTGATTCAATGAATTGGGCAGAACTTTCTACGGGAGCATTAACTGCAAGCGAGGTGTGGATTGCTAATTCTCACAAGGAAACAATAACGGACTCGTTAACATATGTAAAAATGAAAGAAATACAAATCATAAAGGGAGGAACATATAGGACATCATTTGATTTAGCAGCGACAGGAGGAGCAGGGTCTATGTATGGGAAAATCTATAAGAATGGAGGAGCTATAGGAACAGAACGCACTCATAGCAGCGAAACTTATGCTACATATACTGAAGATTTTACATTTGCAGCAGGAGACCTTGTTCAGGTTTACGCACATAAAGGAACCTCTAATGCTGGAATAATGAATTTCAAACTTGGAGTTAGTGCATTATCAGAATATGCACAAGTATTAAAAGATGAAGTATAAAGGTCAAATAAAATAACAAAATAAATATGAACACAACAGAACAAAGATTAAAAGAAATGGGCTTACTAGGAAACTATAGAGAAGCTCAGGAACGAGTGGGAGGTGAAATACCTAAAGCAACTGCACCGCTTGGTTCTAAGGAAAGGTCTCAGCAACTAATAGCTAGGAGCAAGGCTTTAGTATCTCAAAGCAAAGGAATGCTAAGTACTTCTGATTTGGGTGATGTTCCTACACTTCCAGATATTCCTTATGAAGAATACATGCCAGAAGATGCTAACAAGTCAGTAAGCGAGACAAATGCGGAAGCAAAAGGCGTAACAACCAGCACAGATATTCTCTTAGCAAGACTAGATGCCCTAGACAGGGAAAGAGAAACAGCAAAGGAAGAAAAGAAGGGCTGGTTAGAAAAGATGACAGCAAAACCAGAAGAGTCTTATGAAGATAAAAAAGCAGCACTGATGGAAGAGCTGGGAATAAAAGTAGAATCTGATTTAGTTAAGCAGCAAAACATTAAAGTAGCCACATTACAAGGAGACTTGAATAAAATAGAGCTTCAACAAAGAGAAGAAATAGACAGAGCTTACGACAGACCAACAGCTATGCCTAATATCAGAGCAGAGATAAGCGAGATAAATAGAGCTTACGACAGAAAAAAAGCATACAAAGCAGTAGAGATAAGTTCTCAAGTTGCTATCTTACAGGCATATCAAGGAAACTTAAATATGTCTTATGATAGTTTAGACTCTGCTATTAAAGGATGGATGTGGGACTACGAAGAAAACAGAAAAAGATGGGAAGTAATGTATGACTATCACTCAGATTACTTAGATGATTTAACTGCTGACCACAGAAAGATTTATGATATGGCTTATGACTCAGCAGTAAGGAAAGAAAAAGAAGCTAAAGAAAGTGCTGATTACAAAAGAGGACTATGGGCAGACGCAGCACAAAGAGGAGTATATCTTAACATGAACGAAATACTAGACATGACAGATGATGAAGCAGCGGATTTATATGCCAAGAAAGTAGCAGCAGTAGAAGGAGCTGAAGGAACAACTGGAGACGTAGAGGCTAAAAGAATAGAAGAGCACCTATTATTGGGTGCGGGAGAAGATGGAAAAGTGAATCCATACACCTACTTAGAACAAAGAACTGCTGCGAAAATGCATCCAGCAGAATTTGATAGAAGGTTCGCACACTTATTAAGTCCAATAGAACAAGAAAACCTAGGAATAAAAGACGTAGAAGAAAAAGAAGGAGAAAAGTTTATTGACGAAGAATATATTAGAAGCAACCTAGAAAGTAAAATAAAGAAGATTTCTCATTTAATGGTAGATTATCCTACGTGGAAAAGAAAAGGAACAGAGGTAGATATAGTCATAGAAGAGTTAATGAATGACGTAGAAAACTGGAGAGATGCTGGATATGGTGACAAAGAAATATGGGACAACATTCTTAAAAAATTAAACGACATCTAAGTAAATAAATAGTATGTCTATATTAGGACTACCACCGCAAAGAACAACTGGAAAAAAGAAGCCAAGACAATTTGGGGAGCTTTTTGAATTCTTAGGTTGGAAGACACTAGAAGAAGATAATAGATTGACTAAGTCTTTGCAAAAATTAAGAGACGTAGGGTTTGCTCCTCCAACTAATGCTTTCCGTTATAAGACTGGAGACGGAGAGGAGCTCGGGGTTTCTAGGGGTGAATTTCTCCCAGAACAAAAACTAGAGAAAGCACCAAAACCTTCTTTACTAGAATCGTTAAGTTTAAGATTGTTTCCACCTACCTTGCGAGAGAAAGAACCTTCATACTTAGACCCCACGCTTACAGTTCCAGAGATAGTATATAAAAGAGCCCAAGTTAGATGGGAAGAAAGAAGAGAGAAAGAAGTTTCTAAGAAATGGTTTGAATCTAAATATCCCGAAAGATATAAAGAGATTGAAAAACTAGACCCTTTTTTAGCTGTTCCAGGAGCAAAAGAATACTTTAAAAAAGAAGGTATAATGTCAGAAGAAGAGCTGGATATTTTCGAAAGACCAGAAATAGTTCCTCCTATAATGGGAACGCATTTTGTTTCTCCCCAGCAAGCCAATAAAATGATAACTCAATCTATTAAGTCGCAATTAACTCGTCAGGATATAATTGATATTACGGCAGAAAGAATAAAAAGTGGACCAAAATACACAGCCTATAAGACAATGGCTGGAGACCCTGTAATGAAGAAAGAATTACTTGCCATTGCCAGAAATAAGAAGGTTGGACTGAATCAGAAGATTGGCACGTACTTAAGGGGAATATATACAGACTATTTTGCAGGTGCACCAAAGTCTTTACAGATAGAGTTACCAGAAATGCCCAAAACTAAAGTGGGAATAACTATCGGAAAAGCAAGGGCAATTGTTCCTAAGGGAGCTAAGAAATTGATATTAGAAGGACAGAAGCCAGCAACTAGCTTTCAGATAAAAAAGGCTCACACCTTAGCAAGTAAGTTAAAATTAATTACAAAGACTGAGTCAGGTGCAGTTTCTAAACTACGATATAATAGATTGATAAAGAAGTTTTCAGGAAAGAGTTCCATGAAAGATATGACTGAAAAAGAGGCAGATGAATGGATAGACGCAATCAAATCCGTTAGCAAGAGGCAACCGTGGGAACCACCAATTATTCCAATGACAGGTAAGGTAGTTCCTCAAGAGTTTTTCGATATAGCATTTAAAGAACCAGGGCTTGCTAAATACTTTACTCCTAAAGAATATTATCAAAGGGCATTAGGAACAGACAAACTTTTAAAACCACTAACAGATGCTTATAAAAAATCGCACCTAGAACAACAAAATATAAACAGATGGGTAGACGACGTAGTAAGGAGAATAAACAAACAAGGGAAAGTATCTAGAAAAGAAAAGATAATTGCTAAAACTTTAAACAAACCCACTAAACCAGTGGCAAAAATGAGAGACTTACTAGATGAGTATGAGTGGGCTCCAGAATTTCTACCCAAAGAAGAAGCTAAAATCTTTAACGAGGTAAGGTCTTTTACTAAGGACATATTAAAAAGAACTAACGAGGTTAGGGCTAGGCTAGGATTAGCTCCGATAACAGAAATTAAAACATATATAACCCATTACTTAGACGAGTTATCAAGACAAATAGTTAATAAAAAATATCCTTTTCCAGAGGATGTTAAGTATTGGACTGGGAAGAGTATTCCTGGCGAAGTTAAGAATCCCACTGCGATGCAAAGAAGTGTAAGGAAGGACTTAGACGTAACCTTTTCGAAAGATTTAGGCAAGGTACTGAAAGCTATGTCTCGATACGACCTAAGAGATATATATTTATCTGAGCCATATAGCATTTTAAGGGCAGAATTAAGTGCCTTAGGAGACAGAATTCCAGCAACAACAAGGAATGAAATAAACGATTATTTAAAATATGACATATTTAGACACCCTGACGAGTTAGACCAGATACTTAACAAGAGCTTAGAATTACCTACAAGTTATTTAAATAACTACTTGAAACCTTTGAATAGAGTAATCTCTAATCCGATAAAGAGTATTTCTAATATTACCCGTAGGGCAATAATGAGTGGAGTTATATGGGGAAGACCTAAACTAGCAATAAGAAATATAATTACTCAGAAGTTATTGACGACGAACTTATATCCCCTAAGACATTATGCTAGGGCTCAATTTTGGAAGACCGACAAAAGTATTATGAAAGACATAAGGAATACTGACTTTTATAAATTATCTAGGAGGTTCGAGGACATACCAGAAGGAATAATGAAAGTAGAAAGCTTAGGAATGCTTCCTTATCAGAAGTCTCATACTGGAATAAACTATTTTAGTAACGTAGACACAGCAATGAAGGTGGGATATTATTATGGAGACGAGATGATGAAACTCTCTAGCGACACTAATTCTAAGTTTTACAAATATGCTGTTGATTATTCTAAAAAACACGATGTTCCATTAAAGGATTTGCTATGGACTAAAGCAGATAAGTTAGCTGAAGCAGAAGAGGCTGGCAGCGTAACTCAGTGGTTATATTTCTCTACTGATATGCCCCGTGTTTATAGAGGACACACAAAGAGAATGGCTATGACCCTACAAAGTTGGTGGCAGAATTTCTTCTTTAAACATTATAGAGAATGTATCACAAGAACAGTAAGGGGAAGAACTAGTAGAGGTAAATTAATTAGACCTTCTGATAGAATAAACTGGCTTAAGGGAACAGTTGTAATTTTGGGAGTAACAGAGGCTCTCAGAAGAGCTACTGGATTAGACTATCAAAGATTCTTGTTCTTAGCTGGTCCAGCTCCAACACTTTTATCTCCTCCTGCACAGGTAGTCTTGGGAATGTATAAACTGATGACTGCAAACACAGAGTATCAAAGAATGGAAGCAGAAAGACAAATAAAATATTCTTATAAGGCATTTATTCCAGGAAGCATGGCGTGGAGAGATATGATGGAATACTTACACGGAGAAAAAACCATGAAAGAATACTTATTTTACACAGAAAAAAGAGGAAAAGAGAAAGCAAAAAAAGGACTATTAGGTCCGCCACCTAAAAAGAAAAAATAATATGCCAAAGACAGAACACAACGGATACCAAGACCACAGAATAGACAAAGTAGAGCAACACATAGAAACCCTGAATCATAACTCAACAGCAATGAGGACAGATATATCTAAAGTGCAACTAGACCTTGCTGTTGTTAAGGAAATTATAAAAAGGCAAGATAAGATGCAATGGATAATACTTGGTTCTATTATAGGTATTGCTGTTAAAATTATATTTGGTGCCTGAGTTTTCCCCAGAAAAGAACTTGACAAATGGTTTGAGTAGGATAGAATTAGTCAATGAAACCAACAATGAAGACAACTAGGTTTCTGCTAACGACATCCTATATAGGGATGTCTTTTATCTTATAATGAAAATCTGGATATCAAAAGACGAGAAGCTCTTGATAGGAAAATGGGCTAATTGGACAAAACAAAATGCCATAGATGCTTTTCCAAACAGAACATATAAGTCCATAGAACGTAAAGCGAACTCGCTTAACTTAAAAAAGAGCAAACTTTGGAAAGAGAATTATATTAGTTCTTTAAAAACCACGGAGGTGGATAATTTGAAAAAGAAAGAAAAGATAAAAATGCAAGAAAAGTATGGTGGTAAAGATAGGTTAGTCGGAAGACCGATTAGATTGAATGTTGTGACAATAGAACCAACAAGAGAAGACCCTATACTGGGAAGATACGCTACTGTAAAGTTTACAGGAGATTTCCATTGGGGTTCAATGGCTTGTGATGAGAAGATGGTAAAAATGACTCTGGACTTCTGTCTGGATAACAGTATACCAATGCTCTTAATGGGAGACTTAATTGATACTGGACTAAAGAGTTCCGTAGGAGCTTCAATGTATCAGCAGTCAATACACCCACAGGAACAGCTAGATGAAATGATAGCACTACTAAAGCCATTAGCAGATGCAGGACTTATTCTCGGAATACATAAAGGGAATCATGAAGCCAGGGTAGAGAAAGATACTGGAATAGATATATCCAAGGTTATTTGTAACCAATTAGGGGTAAGATACTTAGGCTCAGCAATCTGGTCGCTATTCAGAGTAGGACACCAAAACTACAAGATATATTCAATGCACGGTTCAACTGGCTCTCGGTATATCTACACCAAACTGAAAGCAATTACTGACATCAGTCACAACTTTGACGCAGACGTAATAGCAATGGGGCATGTTCATGAGAAAGCAGAGGCTATCCAAGAAGTTCAAACGCTGGACCTAAAAAGAAAAGCAATCAGAGTCCGTAAGAAATACCTAATCATTACAGGACACTTTCTAAACTACGACAACTCCTACGCACAGGACAAAGGATACCCAATAGGTAAGAAAGGTTCAGTCAATGTAAAGTTCTTCGCAGACAGATTTGATATACATACGAGCACATAGGTGATAAGATGAATATAGAAGATGAAGAAATACTGGAAGAGTATTTAGAGAATTGCATTATAGCAAGAAACAATGCCTTACGTAGAGGACAGTTATCTCTTTTCGTATACTACCAAGGAGAAGTTGATATAGTTGCACAAATATTAACTGATAAATGCAGCAACAAAAAAGACAATCACCAAGATGTTACTTAGACTTGTTACGACATAAGGGCAAAACCTAAATAAATAAACCACCACCAAATATCTAAAAAAGGGAGTGAGAACTCTTACTCCCTAATTCTTTCCCCTGTCTCTGTGTTCACCTAGTTCTAGGATTGACAGCAAGTGTGGACACAGGAACAGAGGATGGAATTGTATCTCCTATTCTGTGCTGTGCGAAAAGCGTGGGTTACTATTCAAACACTTCCCACCAGCATAGAACAGGGGGTAGAAATATTCCCTAAGGTATTACGCACCTTGAGAAGGCATTGTTGCCCTCTCTCCCCTTTCGGGGAAAATAGTTCTTTCATTATGGAAGAGTAAGATTTAATCCCACGCTGATTGACATAGACTTTTAGAACGATGGGGTTCTTACTCTTCCCCTCCTTATATCTTTGGCTCTAGGCTGGAAGTTCCAAGAAGGTATAGATATTAGTTCTGCTCAGGCGAGTCTGAGCTAATGGATTAGATATCCGTCAGAACTTCTTACTCGCCAGCCTAGAACTAAGGATATAAACTTATGACATATAGAGAAAGGGAGAAGGTGTTCAAAGAGATATTCAAGTTTTGTGAGATGACTTGGAAAACAAAAGGAAAAGACTATGCCTCTAAAGACGTGCTGTCAAATTTTAAAGAGACGGCAAGAAGGTATGGACTTACGCCAGAACAAACATTATGCGTCTTAATGGATAAGCACAATATAGCAATACAAAAATATGTTACTAAAGGTCAACTCAAAGGAGAACCAGTAGAGGCTAAAATTCTTGATAATATAAATTATCTTGGGATGCTCCTTTGCTTAATAAAAGAAAAACATGAGTGAAAAAACTAAAATGATTGCTTCTTATAAATACTTAGGAAGTCAATTAATAAAGAACGGAGTAATGTTTCTCAACAAAGCATTTAACGTTCAAAAAGTAAGATACCATGAGAGATATATTCTGGCATTTCTAAAGAGCGTTGGGGTAGATAATGTTTATTTACCAGACAGGTTATACTACTTGACAAGCTTGAAGACGATGCTCTCTATTATAGAGTATGACTTAACTGATAAGTATAGATATTATTCAGATTATTTCGACTGCGATAACTTTACTGATGTCTTTATGGCTCACGTAATGGAAACGTATGGACTGAATAGCGTTGGAAGAGTTGGAAGAATTGAGATGTTGAAAGACGGGAAACATCATGCTTGGCACAGAGCAAATATCTTTCTTACATCAGATAACGGAAAGATAAGTGGTTATTTCTACGAGCCACAAACAGATAAGTATATTAAGTTAGAAAAAGGAAAGAGATATTTCTTTGGAAATACCGAATACAAGATGGGAAAAACAGAGTTTAACTAAAGTCGAATATTAAAATTAAATAAACAAATATGGATAAAGTTAACGGAATCAAAACCTATCTAGTTTCTGCAATAGCATTTCTTTGTTACTTAGCTTTCTATCTTCAGATGATTAGCTGGGAACAATTTATTCAGATAATTCCTCTATTAGGAATAGGTGGAGTTATCTCTTTTAGGAGTGCAATGAAGAAAATAGAGTAACTTATGCGTAGTGAACAAAAAGATGCTTTGTGGTTTATACTACAAATCATTATGATAGCACTTATATTCTTTTTTATAGGTATGGGTGTGGCAGAGAGTCAAGTTGAGCCTGAAAGTTCGTTAGAGAGCCTCTCAGAGCCTCACAGGGGCATCCTAGTGCAGGAAAACAGTTTAGTTGGCATAGTTTCCCCTTACTACACTAAACCTATCGTGTGTGGTGCCTTAATAGAGAGGGTAATAAGATGCGAAAGTAGCGGTAATCACCTTGATAAAAATGGCAACATCCTTAGAGGAAAAGCTGGAGAGTATGGTATATGCCAGTTTATGCCGAGCACTTGGAAAATGTTTAACTTGATTAGAGAAACTAATCTTGATATAATGATAGAAGATGACCAGTTAGATATGATGGTGTGGGCATTCAAGAACGGATATGCCAATCATTGGACGTGTTACCGACAACTAAAATGAGAAAATACACAACACAAGATGCATATAACTTAGTAGGATGTCTTGAAAGATGTTCTAATTTGACAGACACGAGATAAAAGCGTAAACTAAAAGCATGGATAATCGTATCTGCGTTGGGAAATACGTGAAAAAGTTCAAGGAAAAGAACTTGGCTAATAGAAAGGCAAAAGTGTACATACGCAAAATGAAGTGTCTTTATTGCGGGAAGGTGTTTGAGGTTTCAACAAAAGATTTCAATAGAGGAAGAGGAAAATATTGCAGCGAGTGTGTTTCTAGGTACGTTCACATGAAGGGAAGAAGAGCTCCGAACTGGAAGGGCGGAAGAAGAAAAAGTGTGGATGGTTATGTTTTACTACACAGATTGCTAGTACCTGACGGATATCATTACCTCGAAGTTAAGGGGAACGGATACGTTCACGAACACAGGTTGGCGATGGCAAAAAAGATAGGAAGGAAACTAAAGCCCGACGAGTTAGTTCACCACCTAAACGGAATAAGGGATGACAACAGGATAGAGAATCTAGCAATAACAGATAGAAGTAATCACGAACACTTCACTTTTAGAAAGATATTACAAGAAAGAATTAGAGAATTAGAAAAAAACAATTAATGAAAAGAAAGTATACAATCGAAGAAGCAGCGAAACTAGTAGAAACCCTTTCTAAGTGTTCTAATTTAAAGTATGTTGCCCGCATTACAAGAATACCTATAGGAAAAGTAAGACAAGTTAAAGAAGCATTAAGATTAAAAAGGTCTTAGAAATCAACAATAAAAATATGGAAGAAGAAAAAGACACTCCTTTAGAGGGGGAAGAAGAAGACGAAGAAGAATAGTTCCAAAGAGATTGATTAGTTCATTCGGCATAATACCGAGATAAACAACATAAGAACTCCAATCTATCTCTTACTATTAACGGATTACCCTCTCGTTTGTGACGTATTTCACGGCGAGAGAGTTTTCCACAAAAGAAAAACATTTGACAACGGTTCTTGAATATGATACAATGTAAATATGAAATCCAAATCAAGACAATTTAATTATTGTTACCAGACGTCTGGTATAACCAGAAATGGTTTGGATATCATCCACTTAATCACTTTTCGGAGTGATTTTTTGGTTTAACTTAACATGAAAAAAACAAGACCATTAGAATCTATTAGAAGATACTGCTTGCAATGTTGTGCTGGCTCTCTTAAGGAAGTGAGATTATGTCCCTCAACAGATTGTATTCTTTATCCTTATCGGTTTGGAAAGGGGGTAAGGGGAAAAAGCACACTAAAAGCAATCAGAAAAAGATGCCTTGATTGTGGAGAAGGAACATCTCAATCTGTTAGAAGTTGTGAGTTTCCTAAATGCCCTTTATTTCCCTATAGAACAGGACATAATCCTGCAAGACGAGGAATAGGGCGAAAAGGAGGTAATCCTTCACTAAAGAAGGCGTGAGTTAGTGTTTTTTAGAAATAACGGCTTGTTAAACACTCGTTGGAAGGTAAGTTGTAGTTTGCGAGTATAAAGAAGTTGGTGTATGCTTGTAGGACTTCCTGCACCACTCGGGCAATGTGCTTTAAGTTACCACACTCCAAGATTACTGGGCTGCTCACGGCTCTAAAATGTGAGGGGAGAGTGAAAAGAATCTCATCCAGTAGTTAAGGGAACTTCACAGTATTCTTCTTTATTGCTAGATGCTGGAAGTCCTCTTTATCTACAAGGGAGAGTGAATATAATATAATAATTATTATGAATTATAAATTAGCAAAACAATTAAAAGAAGCGGGGTTTCCACAAGATAAATGGTATCCACAAGATAGCTTTGAAGATGCAAAAAATCCTACTCTCTCTGAGCTTATAGAGGCTTGTGGAGAAGGATTCTTTGAACTTAGAAAAGACTCAGAAAGATGGAGCTGCGGAGGAAGAGTTGAGGGAATTAACTTTTATGGCAAAACCCCAGAGGAAAGTGTCGCTAAATTATGGTTAAAACTAAACAAATGATATACGATGAAAGAAGAAACCATTATAACATCTAAGAATATCGAAGAAACACTTAGAGATGTAATAAAATCCCTTAATAAACCCCAACCATTTCAAGACTATGTTTGGATAGAATCAAGGAAATGGTATGAAAGTGAGATTTGTAAAGAGCTTTGGGGATTTAATCCTACTAAGAAAGAACTTAATTGGGCAGAAAAAACAAATGGTTATATTAGAAGGAAACGAGGATTTAGATTATATTTAAGCAAACATCTTTTAAGTAAATATCTTCATGACTAATAAAAAGTATCAGATTATTTTAGCCGACCCGCCATGGCAATTCAAAAACCATTATTATGATATATAAAAATAAATGCGTAGCTTGTGGTGCACGAATTCCCGCAAGAAGAAAGCACTATAATAAATATGGAAACTATTGTGTGGTGTGCACAAGAAGAGCAACAAGATTATCTCTATTAGAAATGGGAGAAATGACACCAGAAAGAATAGAAATAGTCAATATGCTTATAAAGGAAGCCCCTCAATATTACAAGGGTCCCTTAGTATTTAGAAGCAAGCCCGTGGAAGCGTAGAAAAGTTATCCACAACTAAGGGTATTGACAATGTCCTTTGAATAGATTAATATAAAGTCAAAGGTCGTGGCAAATAGAAACCTAATATAATTATGGAAGAGCAAAAAGAAGAACAAAAAATAAGCATAAGAAAATACAAGACAATCTGGCAAGAAGTAGAAAGAGCCAGAGAAAGAGAAATCAACTACTATAGGGACTTAAAAAAAATAGTGAAAAGACTTAACTATATATTAGGAGGTCTTTCCCAAACTAAAGCTATAAAAGAAAATGAACAACAACTTAGAGCAGCAGAAGAGGATAGAGAAAGCCGTACAAGCCAAACATAAGCATTGGACTAAGACAGAGTTGAGTATAATGATTTCTTGGTCTATAAATAATGCGGTAAACTCTCTATCAGAAGAGGAAAAATCTAAGGACTGGGCATTAAGACAAGATTTAATAAGAGAAAGATATGACTTCTTTATAAAGCTACACAGAGATTGGATGTTCGAGAACAGAGAGAAAGAAAAAGACACCCCAGAACTAGAAAGAGCAAAAATAGGAGAGCAGGTTGACTCTCTTAAAAGGGAAGAAGAACAAAAAATACCATTTTAACCAATAAAATTATGGCAGGAAATTATCCAAGTAGTGAGTTTGTTAAAGAAGCAGACTTACCAGTAATAGGAACACAATGCCTAAAGTGTAGGCAGGGATACATAGTGGCACACCAATTCACATCAAAGAAAGGAGAGTTATTTACAGGAGTAAAATGTGATAGTTGTAATTATAGCTGGATAAAGTCTAACTGGGATGACAAACCAGTGCCAGCAGGAGGAACAGGCAGCACAGCATTGAACTACAAATCAATAGGACTAAAGCTAGACAAGTTAAATGAAAGACTAGATGTATTAGGAAGCTATCTAAGCAAAGAAATAGAACCTTATGTAAAGTCTATTTACAATGCTATGGTCGATGATAGTGAAAAGAAGGCAACAAAAGAACTTAACGAAGATTTAAACAAAGAGGCAAAAGAAGCATTATGAAAAAGTTTCATCTCTACATAAAAACTCATTGCCCAGCACCAGACTTTGAACTAGAATTATCAGCATCAAATCTAGAAAATGCAATAAAAAGAGTAATGAGTATGTATCAAGACCTTGATGAACAGATAATCAAGGACAACATAGAAGAGATACCAGAAGAGATGGAAGATTAAGGTGGCGAGAGAGTCTGTGCGTTTGGGTCTGTTAGGGCTTAGGTATAACTACTCTCTGGCTTCCTAAGTTTTATGAAGAAAGAAAAACATACAAATAAAAAGGCAAAAGAAGCACTGAAGGGAAAAGGACTTGCCTTTGACGCTGTAAAAAGAACAGAAAAAGAGTTAGGCGATTTTGATATAAAAGATATAAAGATAGAAAAAAGAAAATAACATGAAGAAATATCAAATAATATATGCTGACCCGCCATGGCAATTTAAAAACTATAATAACAAGAAGGCAAAGAATTGGGCTGGAGAACATTATTCCTTAATGACAACGGAAGATATTTGTAAGTTGCCAATTCAAGATATTTCTGATAATGATTGTATTTTATTTATATGGGCTACCTTTCCCAAATTACCTGATTGCTTGAAAGTTATTGAAAGTTGGGGGTTTACATATAAGACGCTTGGATTTAATTGGTATAAAGAAAACCAAGATAGAAGTTTATTTTTTGGCATGGGTTACTGGACAAGAAGCAATAGTGAGATTTGTCTATTAGCTACCAAGGGACATCCAAAAAGAATAAGCACAAATGTTTTTCAGGTAGTAAGGTATCCAAGATTAAAACATAGTGAAAAACCACCAATTATTAGAAGTAAAATAGTAGAGCTTGTGGGCGACTTGCCAAGGATAGAATTATTTGCTAGAGAAAAAACAGAAAGTTGGGATGTCTGGGGCAACGAAGTAAAAAGCGATATAAACCTTTAGTCAATCGAATAACCATGAAAAAGAAAAATAAACTTACAAACATATCTTTAAAAGAGCTAGAGAAGCTAGAGAAAGAAAATCCCCAAGCTGATATTGTTCGTATTCCAAAGAAACAAATATGTGAGGATTGTGGCAAAGCCACATCAAAAGGTAAAATGATAATGTTTACAGATAGATATTTAGATGAAACCTATGAACTATGGTTCTGTGAAGAGTGTGCCAAGAAATATAAAGGTAAAAATATATGACTAAACAAGATTGGCGTAAGAGATTTGATGAATATAAATTGAAAGAGTATGGAAAATGGAAAATTGGTAGAATAGAAGCTAAACAATTTATCCAAAAAGAACTAACCAAAGCAAGAGAAGAAGAGAGAAAGAAGATTAACAAATTGGCTGATAAAGCAATAAGCTTAATTCCAAAAGCCAAAGAGCAAATCCGAGAACAATACAAAGCTCAATTATTAGAGAAGATAGAGAAGATAGAAAGAGAGTTTTGTCGTGAGTGTAGTGGCGGAGAGATTATGAGAGATAGAATTATAGAAATAATAAAAGAGTTATAGTTGGTTTCTGGGGGAATGGCTTTCAGTCCACTTAATAGCTAAAAGTGGTGCAACCTGATAACTCGCAAGAGTAGGTTGGGGTGTGAGTCCTAACCCTTTCCCCAAAAGCCAATTATAAATAATAATAAATAAATACTATGACAATAGCAAAAATAATAACAGTAGCAGTAGGAATAACATTGGTTATGATTGCAATAATTACAGGAGAATATGACTTGCATTGGGCAGTTGGAATGTTTTTAGTTGGAGGTTATATTTATTCATCTAAAGATTAAATAACTATGCCTAACCTACAAGAGAAAATAATAGAGATATTACACAAACATACCAGAAGAATTATCACAGAAGGAGAAAATAAACCCCTTGTAAGAAGAGAAATAAAGAGCCAAACTGCCAAAGACATAATAAAAACCTGTCGCCAAGAAATAACAAAGGAGGTGATTGAGGAATTAGAGTCAATGAAGTGGCTAACTCCCAGACCAGTATTAGGAATGAGTGGTTCAACAAAAATCTTAGACAGGATAGATTCTAAGAATATAAATTAACTTTGACCCCAGAATAAAGAGAATTAAATTCTAACTAATAAATATGCCTCAAAAGAAAAAAGTTAAAACAATAAAGGAAGGAAAGAAACAAAAAGGACTTTGGCTTTTTGAAGTTCAAGATACCTTAGATAAATTAAAAGAAGATAAGATGATAAAAATTTATGATGGGAAAAAAGAGTTTCTAATAATTAGAATGAAATAAATATGCCTCAAAAGAATAAAATAAAAGAGAAGGTAAAATTAGAAGATGCTTTTTCTTCTAAACAGAAAGCAAGGATGTATTTGTTGTATTTAGCGAAGCATTGCGAAGATAAGTATGATGCAAACTTGGTGAGAGCTTCTCTTAGACTGGGATTAGGTCTTTCTTTAACGGAAGACGTAGATTGGAAGATGATTAACAAGAAAGACTTTATAGTTCTCCAGATAGCACATCCGATGAGGAAGAAAGAAATGCTAAGATTAAAGATAATAAAAGAAACTGTTGAATAATGGGTATGTCAAGACATTTATGCCTAAAATAAAAGAAAAGAAGATGAGAGAATGGTATTTTGAAATGACAGAGAGGTTAAGAAAAAGAGCTTATGGAGGGAAAATAGAAGTTCCTAATCATTACCATATTGTGCTCATCAGAAGTGTCTCAAAAAGCTTAAATAAAATATAAACCTTATGAAGAAAGCAGAAGAAAAGAAATGGTTAGGCAGACATCCTCAATGGTTAACTAAAAGACTATTTAATACTCAGGTTAAAGTAAATAAATTACTTAGACCTAAACAAAAAGAAAAGAAATAACAAATAAAATATAACTATATGAAAGATAAGAAGAGTTTGAATACTAAATACTTAAAGATACTTACCACTGAACCACAGCGAAGCATCATAAAAAAAGCAATAAATAAAGTAATGCATCAAGAACAAGTAAAAGAAGGAAGAGCCATGGAATTAGTCTGTGCTGAATTCCTTTCAGGATATGAGAAATAAGCAGTTTAACAAGAAGAAAGAAGCGAGAGGGCTAAGATTTGGCAAGTCTAAGTGTGAGTTATGCAGAGTATTGAATGAACTAGGAGTAACAACAAAGATGAAGCCAATGCTTTTAAATATAGAAACAGGAGAAATTAAAAGATATGAGCAACATCAAAAGTAAAGACACATATAAGAAATACAAAGCAAAGAAGAAAGGCATAGAAAGAAAAGCATTAAAGTTATGGAAGCAGATAGTATTAGAAAGATTTCCTCTTTGTATATCCTGTAAGAAAGAAAAAGCAACACATCCTCATCACTACTTTTACAAAAGCTCTTTTGGTCATCTTATTTATTATGTTCCTAATGGCATCGGTCTTTGCCCAAAATGTCATTTTGTCCTGCATCATCAGGACCCAAAAAAGATAACTCGCAACATCAAAAAGAATATGCCAAAGAAATGGTTAAAAGACCTAGAAAACCAAGCATTTAATAAAAGACCACAAGGCACATACAAAACTTTGTCGTGGTTGGAGAAACAATATAATATATTAAGAAAACAACAATGAAAAAAGAAAAGAAAGTAGAAGCGTGGACAATAAAATATGGAAACAAAGTTATCTTGGTGGTTTCTTCCGAAAAACCCACAGTAGAAAAGAATCCCAGAACTCCCTTGGGCGTAAAGTGGGATTATATGGTTATAGATGACTCAAGATGAAACAAGAAGAGTAACAAGAAACCCCTAATTGACTTAGAGGTTCCACCCTCGATTAACTCAAGGGGAAAAGCTACTTTTCATTCCTACTCTTTACATTATACCACCTGCATCAAAATAAGTCAAGTGGTATTAGTCTTTCCATAGCTTACGCTTGGTTCAAAATAACATTTGGTTCAAAACAATCCTTACACAAATAAACAGCACAAGCAATAACATCGTGAACCCAAAAATCTCCATCTCCTCCGTTCTCTCTTATGGAGGAGATAAACTCCTCTTCGTTATCTTCTATACCGACAAACATTATTCTTGCCTCTCCCTCACATTTATGACACTTCATTGTTTTAGGAAAAGGTTCTTGCCAAGTATGTTTTAACCCTTTGTCCCCTTTGTATATATCCATAATAGTATTAGTTAATTTATTATTTAATTGTGAAACTCGCACTTATCTGGTTCGGCTTTGTGGTCGTGATTGTAAATACACTTATTCTCTTCTTCTTGATAATCATTGTTATACCATTCATCAAAACAAACAGGATAATTTCCTTCTACTTCATGGTCATCAGGATATTCTTCTACATACTTTATATATTTTTCTAGTATTTCTTTTTTCATAATAGTATTAATTAGTTAATAATTGCCCGACCTTTACTTTAAATCTATATCGTAATTTAAACATTGTTCTTCTTGCCAATCTGTAAAATACATATCTGGGATAATCTCTTTGTCTTGTTGCCATTTTAAACACTCTGTTCTCTCATATCTCGGCACACCAATAAAAACAGCTAGTAAAATCGCAACAACAAGAGCAGTATATATTAAGATAGTTTTCATAGTAATTATTTATTTAATAAGAGCCGACTAAACCCTTATACTAATCTTCTTATAGCTACTATCTAATAACTAGGATATTAAATAGCAGATAAAAAAGGTTAGTTTGTTTTTTGTAGATATTCCATTAAGAGTTCTAATTCTTCCATTTTATCTTCTCTATTTCCATCATAATCCATAGTAGGCACAGCTTCGTTGTCAAATAACACTCTTAATAATCCCAAGTTTTCTACTGCTAATGATAAATAATTATCTTCGTTTATTTCCATTGTTTTAAAGAGCTTCCTAGTAAAGCTAGTTAGTTTAATTATATCCCTTATTCCGCCTTATCCTAGAAAGTGATAGAGTAGTTAGGAATAAAGCAGAATAAGAGATATAATGTTATTTAATGAGCTTTTATCTACTAGAGAAGAATTACTGCTAGCCGAATAATCGGTTGTTGAGTGAAATAAGTCCCTAGCAGATAAAAACTAATTATTTATATTTAATGAGCTTCTATAAGAGATACAAGCTAATCTTATATCCCTTAACAAGCCATTAATCTAAAATGTCTTTTAGTGGGACTTGATAAATTGCTCTCTTTGGCTTTTCTGTCATTATCATATAATCATTTCCTTCGAAGTCATCTATTGTCCCATTGTAAATTTTCTTTTTTCCTAACATCGTATAACTCCACGAAAACTTAACTTTTGTTCCTCTTCTTAATTTCTTTGTCATGGTTTTGTTTATTTAATGTTTTAGTTATCCACAACCTACACTAATAATAACAAAGCCAATAGATAAGTCAAGCAACAAACAGGGGAAAACTATCCACTAGCTTTTAGCACCAAAACAGCAATAAAAAAGACGACCTATACATCAACTAAACTATTTAACACCCCTTAAAAGCCAACCTCGTGCCTTGTATTTATACCAATTAGCACAAAACAGCATAAAAAGAGCATAAAGCATATGGCTAGCATTGAAAGACATTGGCAACCACTAGGCGAAAGGTGAGCAAAGCGAACACCAAAAGCAAGGTAAAGATAACCATAGATAGGTAATAACAAGATAAAGCTATGTCTAGTCAGGTATTTAAAAGAAGCTCTGACAACTAGGTTACCTCTCACACACACCACACCATAGACAACTAAACCACCACACAAGCCCCACAATAGCCCTTATACAGCATTAAAGAGAGAAGTTACTATAATGTACGGGTACATCTTATTACATGCACACAGGGGGGGAGTAAAGGCGAGGCGGAGTGTAAGGATATATGTATATAGGTACCTCAAGAGTAAATGAGATATAGACAATTGATGGTAAAAAGGGGATAAAACACCTAAAAACAGGGAAAAAAGGACTAAATAAGGCTTAAAACAGGGATAACCATGTGGAAGCAGGTAATTGCCGATTCAGTTAAACAAAGGGTTAAGTGCGGTTGTCCCACAGAGAGTATAAAACCCTACCTATGTGGATACGATAAATAAAAACTTGCATTTTATTCAATAGTATGCTACAATGTATCTAATGAATAACCCGTTCCAGAGGATAAAGAGGGAAGAATATAATCTGACCAAAAATGGACAGCCTACTAGCCGTAGGAATTTTGAGCATCTAAAGGATTTAAACAGAAGTCGCTATCCAAGCGATAAGTGGCACCTTGAACAAAAAGTAGTAAATAAAAAACTAAAAGTAAAAGCTACCCTTAAACAAAGAGATGACATCCATAAAAAATGGTATTAAAAATAGTACTAAAGACTGTAAACATGACTGGTGGGTATGGAAGTCCCCAGACGATGTTCCAAAAGAGTTCGGGGGATATGACAGATTAATACAAGGTAAGGGATACACCTGTCCTGACTGTGGGGCAGTTAAAATAGGAGGAATTATTATTAAAAACGCAATAAAATGCAACCTACGCAAAACCAAAAACAAGCATTCCTAAAAATAACAGAAAGAATTAAAGCAGGAGAAAAGATTAATTTAGGAGAAATAATGAGAGAAGTGGGATATGCTGATGCTACAGCAATAAATCCCGAACTAAACCTTACGTCTAAAAAAGGATTCCAGAGCTTAATGGCTAAAATAAACGACGAGGAGATTTTAGATATGTTTATGGACATAGTACGAGATACAAAAGACAAGAGAGCCAGAATTGCCGCAGGAACAGAATTGATGAAACTTAAAGGAAGATACGAAACCAAAGTTAAATTTAGTGCATACGAAGAAAGAGACAAGGTAATTGGCGAAAAATGAAAGTAATCTCAAATAAGAAACTTCAGCAAATGATTAACTGGAAGCCACATGTTAATCAGAGAGAAGTTTTAAAATCGGATAAAAAGGAGATAGTTATTGCGGCGGGTAGAGGTTTCGGAAAAACTGCCTATTGTGCCTATCTTTGCTTAAAGGAGCTTTTACAGGACGATAGAAAGGTTTTGATTATTGCTCCGACTTACGGACTAACCGAGAGGGTATTGAGATACATAGAGGTATGGACAGCAATAGGATTTCCTTCTATAAGGGATAAAATATCATATAGTCCTACTCCGCACATAAAAACAGAGTGGGGAAGTTCACTAGAGTGTAGGTCTGCAGAAAAGCCTGTTGGCATATTAGGAGAACGATATGATTTAGTTATAGTTGACGAAGCGTCCAAAATACCAAAAAAGACTTGGGAGATATATATTTATCCTACGACCCAGATAAAGGGAGGAAAAATTGTATATATATCAACACCATGGGGAGAAAACTGGTTTCACAAAATATGGGTGAGAACAAAGGGATTTCAATTTAGGTCAATAGATAATCCTTATTTTACAAAAAAAGACTGGGAACACGCTAAAAAGGTTTTACCAGAAGCGACTTTTAAACAAGAGTATGAGGCACAATTTTTACCAGATGCAGCAGCAGTATTTAGAGGAATTGATAAAATTATAAAAGACGATGCTTTAAGAGATGTAATTACTGGACACCGATACGTGATGGGAGTAGATTTGGGAAAGCATCAAGACTTTACAGTTCTTACTGTTATTGACAAATGGAATAATAATGTTGTATATTTTGACAGGTTTAAAAAGATAGAATATCCTTTCCAGAAGAAAAGAATAATCGCAACAGCTAAAAGATATAACAATGCTAGAATAATAGTTGACTCAACAGGAGTAGGAGAACCAATCAAAGATGATTTGGAGAGGTCAGGATTATTTATAGATGATTATCATTTCTCAGGAAAAAGTAAAAAGGAGTTAGTTGAAAAATTAAGTATCTTTATAGAAAATAAATATGTTTGGATACCAAATAACGAAACTCTAATAAATGAATTAAAAGTCTTTGGTTACGAGATGACTGAGAAAGGGAATATTACTTACTCAGCACCACAAGGACTTCACGATGACTGTGTAATATCATTTGGACTAGCAGTATGGGGGTTGATAGGAAGGTCAAATCCAACAACTGCCATACACGAAGAACTTTCAAGAGTATCAAGAAAAAAAACAAGATTTCAATATAAATAAAATGCCTTTTAAAAGTGCAAAACAACAAAGATATATGTTCTGGAAACATCCCCGAATAGCAAGGAGATGGGCAAAGAAATATGGAACCATTAAGAAACGTAGAACAAGGAAAAAATAAGATGGATATAGCAAAAATAAAACAGGAATTAAACGAATACGAAACAAAGTCAATCTTTATCGCTGACGAATTAGAATTTAGTCAGTTTGATTTAATTACAAAGATTATTTATTATTACAATTCTAAATTTATATCAGGAGAATATGATGACCAGAACGACAAGAAGTATTTTTTTAATATTGTAAGAAACCCTTGTGATGTCGCAACAAAGGCTATTGATTTTGATACCAAAAATATTAATATCTTAACAGCAAGTGGTGGCACATCTTTAAGGACTTGGTTCTTAGAGAGAGATTTAAAGTTCTGGATGAAAGACAAGAAGTTTGGTAAAGTTCTTAATAGGATTTTTCATGAGCTTCCAATCTTTGGTTCAGTTGTTTTGAAGATTGTTAATGGGAAGATATTTTTTGTTGACTTAAAAAACTTTGCTGTTCAGCAAGACGCTAACAACTTAGACGAGGCAAGATATATTATTGAAACTCATTTGTATAGCCCGTTAGGATTTAAGAAAGTGGCACTAGAAAAAGGATGGGATAATTGGGAAGAAGCACTAGGAGACGAGCAAGAAGAAATAAAAGTTTACGAGAGATACGGAGAAGATGATAATTTAGATTATAGGAGAACGATTGCTGCTGAAGTTGGAAAAGGCGGAGTTATTTTAAGTGATGATATTGTAGAAAAACATCCATATAGAGAGTTTCATTTAGATAAGGTTTCGGGTAGATGGCTAGGAATAGGAAAAGTTGAATTATTATCAGACCCACAAATAAGAATAAATGAACTAACTAACCAGCAAGCAAAATCATCCTACCTTTCAACATTAAGATTATGGCAAACTAGAGACACGGGAGTTAGAAGGAACTTACTAACAGACGCAATCAACGGACAGATACTGCAAACACCAGAAGAGATAAAGCAAATAGATATGGTTGACAGAAATCTTAGTTTCTATGAAGTTGAGATAAATCGCTGGTTAACAAACAAAGACGAGATAACTTTTGCACACGAAGCTATAAGGGGAGAGAGATTACCTTCAGGAACACCACTAGGTTCAGCAAGATTAGCAGTAGGGCAAGCAGGAGCATACTTCGCACAAATTCAAGAGAACGTAGCACTGGACGTTAAGGACTTATTATTTGAAGTAGTTATTCCTCAATCTAAAAAAGACCTTAATAAAGAGCATATTTTAAGATTAACAGGTGAAGACTTAGATAAAATCAATAATCTAATTATAGACAATAAGACAGAACAAAAGGTGGTTGAGTTCGTATTTAAAAAAGGAAGGTTCCCAAGCAAACCACAAGTTGACTTAATGAAAGGTGCCATATCAGAACAAGTTAAAAAAGGAAAAGAGCAATTAATTAAAGTATTAGCAGATTCTTATAAAGACCTTAAATATAAAATTGACATAGTTATTACAGGAGAACAGATGGATACAAGAGTAAAAGCTGCTACATTATTTGCTGCAATTCAGGCAGTAACTGCTGACCCAACATTATTATCAGACTCGACTAAAAAGAAATTCTTTTATCGCTGGTTAGAACAGGGAGGAATAAACCCTATTGACTTTGAACCTGAATCTGCACCACCATCAATGGAGCAGGCAGTAGAAAGAATAGGTGGCAGGGCAGGTGGAGGAGTTTCCAAACCAGCATTTGCACCTGGGCAAGCTGGAGGTAATTTAGAGTCAACAATATGACCAATGAACAAAGAAAAAAATACTTGGAACAAATAGCGAAAAGCCCAGAAGGAGTAGCCCTAAAAGGCTGGCTAGAAGAAAAGATTGCCAAGCTAAATGATGCCTCAACATATCCAACAGATTCATTTGAATTAGAAGGAAAGGCATCTATAAAAGCATCTGCAATTTTGAAAGCACTAATGTTTGAATTAGAACTTTTAAAAGAAAACAAACTACCCAAAAAACATAACCAATTTGAATAATGCACAGACTAGTAAAGGAGAATATAAACACCCCAGAGAATTATAAAAAC